TATGCCAAGGAAACCGCCACAAGCAGCGTTTATATCTGTAGGCATTACAGACCAAACAGCGCTATTGTTCAAATCGCCATGAAAATCATTGGATGAACTAAACGCACTAGGAACCTCTATGTTATTAATAGCTGTGCCGTCGTGGGGGAATATTCTAGTGCTTGTATTTATAAAACCGTCGTTTGTTAATGGTGTAGGCATAGGCGGAAAAGGGTAAAAACCGGCTCCGCTGCTTCCAACTTCAATAGTCATTTTAAATCCTCCACTCGTTAACGCCGTTTGACGTTAATTTGATTTTAGTCGGTGCTGTGAATGTAATGCTTGTATCTGTCCCGTTATTATCCGCAAATAAATCTGAACCTGAGCGAACCAAAACGGGTTGATATTGCGCGAATTTTAAAGGCTGTTCGATCTCAATGTACCAATTAACAGGCACTGAGCTGGCCAAAGGCACTGTGAAGCTTGAGCCGTCTTGTAATTCATTGGGTTTGAATATAGACAATGCCGCGCCGCTCGTTTTAGGTTCAACTGTTTTCAAATCAATTAAAACCCAATCCGCGTTAGTTGTAGCTGGTTCGCTTGCTGTAACATCGACCAAGTCTGTTAAAAGCTGCCAATAAACACCCGTATGTAATACCGAGGCGGGTGTGTTTAACGCGCCGGTCAAACTCGACCACTCGCCAGCAAAGTTTGCGCTACTAGCTGCGCTCGTTGCGTAGTTTTGCGCGTCCGTGGCGCTCGTTGCGGCCTCGCTTGCACTTGTGGCGCTTGCTGTCTTATCCGCTTCTACGTCAACTGCTAAACCGTCTAAGTATGAAGCTAAGCTATTATAGCTCGATGCAAGCGGGGCCTGATACGTCAACCAGTCATCGGCGTTATTTGCAAAGTCAGTGGGTGTTTGTGTTCGTTGCGGTGTTGTACCGCTATAAGTTGGTATATTTGGCGCTGTCACACTAAGCCCTCGATCGTTATAGTTGCGTCCGTAATAGTCGGACTACTTATATTATTTTGAAAGTCTTTATAATACCCGAAAACTAGCGTCGGGTCATTGCTTGCGTCGTCACCAATCCAAACCGCCGGTGTTGTTGTAACACTGGCTATCGTGTCAAAAACATAATTCACTTTAGATTTTTGTATAGTCACGTCATAAGTTACGCGCTTGCTGGTGCGCCCTTTTGTTACAACTGTATTTCCGAAAATATCAGTCTCTTTCCTACTAAAATCTAAAAGCTGTACGCTCGTCCCATAGTTAGCAATGCCTAAAGGGACTTGATTGCCAAGAACCAAATTACCAAAAAGTATATTATTACCGTTGACCGTTAGCGTTAATGTCGCGTTAGAATAAGCAGGCAAATCTAGTAAAGCAAATGAGGAAATCTGAACTATAGGCGAAAAGTAATAATAATAGAAGTCTGTGACCTCCGAATTGTCGATCATTTCTAAATCATTGTTATATACTTCGCCTTCAGTGGGGTCATCCATCGTCACATTAATACTTGTAGCGCCCTCTATACTAAAGCCTGCAATAGAGTTAACAAGTAAGCCCGTATCTAATTCGACTATTAATTGCGTGCTTTCGCTTGTTTGGGTACTGTTTACAGTGTCAAACATTGCCCAACGATTAGTTGGGCCCACGTCCACCCATGTCGGGGGATTCGAATCCACGCCATTCACGGGGTCTTCGTGTGTAGTTGGGTCGGCTACTACTTCATAAACCCTATGTGTAACTGTGCTTATTCTTCGATCGCCTTTGTTGTACGTTCCCGCCGTCCATACCGTTTCGCCTGCGTCCGGTTCTGGTACTGTTGAGCCGGTTAACGCTCCGTTTTCAATGCTTATCGGCTTGATTAAGATCACGATATAACCCTCACGTCTAAACCGTCGATTTCTAAACGCTGTAAAATGTTGGCCGTGGCTTTATTACTTTTTAACGTCTCTTTTTGCAATTCCTTCATTTGGTCGGTCAACTCGTTTAGTTTTATAGTTTCGCCTATCTGCTGAGTGTTTGAACTCTGCGCACTTTGAACCGTTGCGGGTGGTGACTGGATAGCCGCGTTTATACTCGCTTGCAGGTTAGACACCGCGCCTACAACAGACATTACGCTGTCATCAATACCCAAAAGCGCGTTCAACTGGCGCTCTCCGTCGTCAAGTATACCATCTAACCTTTCAATCTCATCATTGTACGCTTGTTCGTGTAACTGATAAACCTCTTTAGCACTAAGCTCTAAAGCTTCTAATTTTTCAAGCTCTTCGTTATAGTTTAGCTCATCTAGCTCAAGCTTAGCCGCGTTAAACGCTTCTATTGCTTCAGCCATGCTTAAAGTGCTGTCATCAATACCTAGCAAGCTTTTAAGCTGATCTTCTAGCGCTTGCACTTCTCTGTCGGCCTGCTCATTTATCGCGTCAATTTGGCGAGATGCGTTTGCTTCGTTGGCGTTTATCTGCGACTCGATGACCTTTATTTGTCGCTCTGCGTCAGACAGTTGACCACCAGCTAAGCCGCTTATCTCAGAAAGTTGATTTTTATTAATGGCGCTCTGTATGTTGAAAGCTTCGAGGCTTGCGAAGTCAGCCATATTCAAGTTAGAAAGCGCGTTAACATCTAGCGCCGCCGCCGCTGAAAAGTCGCCGCGTTTCGCGCTTTCTAAAGCGCTTGCAAGGTCTGTTGATTGATTGCCACCAATGGCGCTACCTATACTCGAAACAATGCTAGAAAGCTGGCCCATGCTCGCAGAAACCGCCGAGCGCTCAGCATTTAAAGCAGCGCTCCTCGCACTGGAAATTGAGTTAATCTGCTCTATTTCACTCGCCGCGCCTTTTCTCACTCTGTCCATTTCAGCATTAAATGCGTTATTTAGCGCGGTTTCTGTGTCGGCTAGGTTTGAATCCCTCAAAGATTTTTCTTGCTCTAAAGAGTCACGCAAACCCGCTATTCTTTCAAGTTCCAAGTCGTTGGCAAGTTTGGCCGAATCGAGCGCTAAACTTGCCTGCTCTTTAGCCAAACTTATCGAACGGCGCAACGTGTCGAAGGCGCTCTTTGCTGCTTCTTCTTGCTCTTTACGCACGCTTATTAAATCCTGCTCTGTATAAATCAACTCCTGTAAACCTATCAGCGACTCGTCTATAGTCGAAAGCTCCTGTTCTCGCTTAAGTTGTAGCGCTTCCACTGTTGCACCTTGAAGCTCTAAAAGCTGTATTTCTAAATTAGTCCTACTTCTTTGTAGCTGTGCCGCTTCTTCTTGCGCCCTTGCCGCTTCTTCTTCCACCCTTGTCGCTTCTTCTTGTACCCTTGTCGCGTCTTCTTGCGCATAGATTAATAATAGCAGTGCTTTTTCCGCTTCCGTTGCTGCTTCTAGCTCTTTATTTCTAGCCATTGTTAGCGCTTCTTGCTCTTTGCCTTGCGCCTGAAGCAATTGCATTTCTAAATTAAATAGGCTTTCCTGATTAGCTTCTAAATCGCTATAGTATTGATCTGCTACACCTTGAAGCTGTAGCAACATTGCTATATTTTCGCGCCCCGCTGCCGTTGCCGATGTTTGAGAAGCCATCAAATCAACGAAACCTTGACGCGTTTCCGGTAAAGGTAGTTCGCCCATTGCATCACCTAACCGGCGGCTGAGGTTTTCTGTGTTTTCCTGAGCGCTTAAAAAGTTTTTCTCATAACTTGCAAGAGCTTGGCTGAACGCTTCAACACCGCCGGCCAGATTAACAAGCTCATTAGCTGCTTTTGCATACATATCGGCGGTTGGTTTCAGTAGTTTGTTCCATGAGTCCATAACATTGAACGGATCGCCGTCATCAATTTCGCCTAAAAACTGGAAGCGATTTTCACCAAGGGAAAAGCCTAATGAGTCGGCCGCTTCGCTGGTTAGCTGGACACTTGTACTAACTCGCGCTAGTGTTTCACCCAAACCCTCACCCAAAGCCTGGAACTCTTGAAGATTAGGTATGACCGCCAACGTTAAATCATCGAATATTTTACTAAATACAGCCTCAATTTCGGCTTGTTGTTCTTCAGTATTTAAACCTTTCAGGCTAATTATTGTCGTTTCAATTTCAAATTCCTGTATTGCTTTGTTTATCGCCGCATTGCTAACACCGAAAGCGCTAGCACCTTCAAAAACCGAATCAATAATTGACGCGAAGGCTAGTTCAAATTGGTCGTTGATGTCATCCTCAAAATTTTGAAATTTGTTTGATACGTCGTAATCATCAAAAATATTTTTCCTAGACTTAAAAGAGGCGAAAGCCTGGACAACACTATCATTTACTAAGTCCGTAATATTGCCGCCTAGTATTCTAATTCCTTCGTCTACTTTTTTAGAACTACCGCCTAGTAAATCGCCCAATAAGTCCAAACCTAGCAGACTGGTCAGGTCTAAACCTAAACCGAGCAAACCGACACCTATGGAATCATAAACAGGTTGAAACAAATTCTCATCAATTTTAGGGCCGGCGAAGGAAAAGTCACCTCTTGCTCCAGCTGTCATGCCTGCCACGTTTGCCAAGTCGCCCCTTAACGATTCAAGTGCTCTTAGCATCCCTCTGTTAATGTTAACTATGTTGTCAGTAGCGTCAGCAATAAGATCATTTGAGCGTGATATAGACTCTGATTTAGCGCTAATATTGCCCAAGACTGAGCCTGTACCTTGCGTTCTTTGGCGCTCTTCTGACGGGTCGATATAATCACCTTTTAAGAAATCGCCAATTTCATCTATTGCAATACTTACCGCCGCGCCAGCAATAGCGCCCGCTAAAGGCCCAGCTATTGCACCAGCCATACCGCCCACACTTTGTGACACCGCGTCGGATACAACATCACCGACCGCGCTACCTAGCACGCCACCTATAGCTTCGCCCACGTTGTCCCAATCGCCCGACATTAATGCAGACGCTAAAGCATCGGACACAGTGCCCATACCTTGTGACAACTCGTCTGGTATTTCTTTGCCAGCATCTTTGCCGGCATCTTTTAAAGAGTTAGTAAGCGCTTTGCTTAACTTTTCAAACTGAGTAGGGTCAATTGCGCCCGCTGCAAGCCCCTTTTTTAAAATCTCCATTTCAGCCGCCACTTCGCGAAGCTTTGCGCCTAATGGGTCGGCTTTGTCTATAACGTCCTGCAATGACTCCGTGAACGCCTTGTTCTCTTCTTCTAGGCTTTCGACGGCTTCTTCGACCGCAGAATATATATTTTCAATATCTATTAAATCCTTTTTATTTATACCAAAACCCGCTAAACTGTCGCCCTTTTTGCTTGATTTTTCACGAATAAGCTGCTCATAGGCTTCACCGAGTTCACCGATGGCTGATATTTGCGCGTCTATCGTTTCCACGGATTCTTCGCGCTCGTCAATAGCTTGTATTATTGATTCGCGTCGAATCTTTGCTGTGGTAGCTGCTTTTTTCTCCGCGTTCTTTATTATCTCGTCTGTCATTTCCGCTGAAATACTGGCTAAGCGTTCAAGCTCTGCGTCAAGATCAAAACCACCTTCGTCGAAAGGATTCAAAGCGTCGCCTATGGCTCGCCCGTAAAGCTTGGCTTCTTCGACTGTTTGCGCCAGTTTTACACCTAGAATTTCACCGAAAGCCTGACCGTATTCCGCACCGTAATCGACAAACGATGCTATCTCTATAGCGATTAATTGAACCGTTGCCCTCACGTTTGAGGGCATGTGCGATAATTCAGAATCAAAATTTTCACTAAATACTCGCGCAGCATCGCCACCGGATAGGCCCAAGCTTGAAAACTCAAGAGTTATAATTTCGCTAACTGTTGTAATAGTCCTCTCTATATCTTCACCGTACTTTTTAAAACTCTCAGATATTGCGGCAAGACTAGCGTCAAACTGTCCAGACTTTAAAATACCATCTAACGTCTCAAGGGCGCTTATACCTAATCTTACTGAGTCCTCTATAGTGTCGCCTACCCCTGAGCCGGATATAGTTAAAAAAAGCTTGTTCCAAGAGTCGCCAAGGTTAGATATAGCACCGTCTAAAGTGTCCACCCGTTGCGCCATTGCTCCGGCAAAATCGGTCTCGCCTAGACGCATTAAAAAACCCTCTATTGCTTCCGCTTCTTTTTTAACTGTAGTGGTCACACCTTTAAAAGTGAACGCGACCTGATCGCCTTGTTGACTAGATTTTATACCGAACTCTTTTAACCTTTCAAACTCCCCAGTCGCCGCGTCTGCTACTGCTTCAATCAACTGATTAAGGTCTTTACCCATTGCCGACGCTGTGTTGCCGTATGAAGTCAAAGCCCTTTCGGAAGGGGTTAAGCCTAAGTTTTGAAGCTTAACAAAAGCATCTGTTACCTGTGCCAAATCAAAAGGAGTTTTAGCCGCAAAATCTTGTATACCCTCGAAAGCCTTGGCGGCATTCTCCGCGCTACCCGTTGCCGTAACAAGCTGAGCGTTCAGAATGTCAAACTCGCGTGTAACAGATACTAACTTACTAAGCCCTGCTACCGAGGCCGCGACCAAACCAATGGCCCCCGCAATACTGCCGAAGGATTTATTTATAGATTTACTACTTTTCTCAGCACTAGCTTCTGCTTTTTCACCAGACTTGCTAAGCCCGTCTAGCGACTTCTTGCCCTTTTTTAATCCAGTGGTGTCAACTTTGAATCCGAGCGTAGCAATATCCATAAAAAAACCTGTTAAAAAAAAATGATTTAATAACCACATTTTAACAGGTTTTAAGATTGCGTAAAAACTCTATTTCAATTTAGACTCGAAGCTTTCCCACTGCCGAGCAACTTTGTCGCGCATAGCGGTCAGTGAATCTTCATCATCATATGAGCTGTTGTTATTGTAAGGCGGTGCGCATCCTAGCTCTTTAGCTTTATGTGAGAAATTACAGTATTCGCGGCTCATTGTGATTATATTTTCAGCCTCAAAGCCTGAAAGCGGATAGGCCGACCTGGATATAAAAGAATCCAACTCGGCCCATGTCAATGGGATTATTCCCATAGCACCAGTTAAAAACATGCCGGAAAGTTGAAAACAAATAGCATAATATTCGTTTATTTCTGGTAAGTCTTTTAGCGGGTCACCTTCTTTAAGGGTCTTAAACCTTGAGGGCGGTTTTTCGTCTTTGTCGTTACGCTTTGGGGCGGCATGTAGCCAAGCCAAATGCCGCGCGTAAAGGCTAAGGTCTTCGCTTAGCTCTCTATTAAATTCGAGCGGTCGGCCATGAATTCTTCAGCCTGTTCTCTAATCCAAGGGTATTTTAAATAGACTCGCGTCATTTCAGATAAGTTACACTCAACCGGCTTGTCATCTTCTAGCATGTAGCAATCTACCGTACATTTTGCTAAAAGTTCTGCCGCCTTGCGTTGTGCCGCATCCAGGTCTAGTTTTTTGTTTTTGTTTTTGTTGTTGCTCTCAAATCTTCGCTTAATGGCGTTACGATACGTGTCGCTATCCGAACCAAGAAGGCGCAAGAAAAAAACCTTGCTTTCTTTCTTTTCGTCTGTTAACACTTCGCCTGTCGAAGGATGCAAAAGCTCTAACACCGCCCCCTCGTTTGCCAATTCCACTACATTTAATTTTGATAAATCCATAACTCATACCTGCGTTAATCATCCAAAAAAAAGGTGGCAGGCGGTGGATGAAGCCGCTTTTCAGCTCTAGAAGCCTAGCCGGATAAAATTATAACACATAAAAAAGCCCCGTATAAACGAGGCTTTTAAAATACCGTTAAATTTACGGTACTTTGACAATATCGTTATCAATTTCAAGCTGAACAGAACCAGATTCGATTGAGTCAACTGAACCGACTGAAGTTGTAAAACTCAGGACTTGAGCTGTGAAATAGTCAACACTGCCGTTCTGCTTTGTCACTTTGATGCTGTAACTGTCGTCAGAATCCGCCGCCGAAGTCACCACAATTTGGCCGCTGTCTGTTTCATCAATAGCAAGCTGCAAAGTAATTGAGCCGTTATTATACGAACCCTTGTACTTTTTAGTGCCTCGATCTGCGAGCGGATTATGTGTAACAAGGTTATATACTTTTCCGTATTCACCTGCGTCCGTAACTTCTCCGATCACATCATAGGAAACCGCCGCAAAGCCTGCTGCGTCATAGGTTGCGGGTGCGACACCGATAGAAATACTGGTTCCCGCGCTTGTTCTTGCTGTCATAATAACACCTTTAAAATTAAATAATCAACGTTAATCATCCGTTTAAAATTTTAACACATTGTACCGCATCAACCTAGCACCGAGTATTCCGCGCTAAACGTGTGAATAAAATGCGTCTCGTCTAGTAACATAGGGCCTGTGTAAGCGTTCTTTATGCGTAACGATTGCCCGCTATGCGTCAACTCTAAACCCTTAAGGAATGCCGCTTGTAGTGTGTCAACAATGCCGAGCCCTTGCCACCTTGTACCCGTTTTAGGCGTGTAGACCTTAATTTGATATACGCCTATCTGGTAATCACTTGAGCTATCAGACAAGCCTAGACTGTCATCATTCCCAAAAATAACCGCTTCTTCTAAAAATGATTCATTTATGCCTGGCGTAAACTGTTCACCATACGAAACAAGCGTCAAACCTTGCGCCGTGGCTGTAACGCTCGCTTGATCTCTCAAAGCTTTAGCTATAGAAAACTTGCTTATCATTTTAGCGGTATCCTTTTCATTCTTGCGGCACCGTCAACATACTTTTGAAAGTTGGCGATGGTTATCCGCACCATTCCGAACGGGGCTTGTTTTGACCAACCATATTCGAGCTTCATAGAATAGTGAAGATGATTTGTAAAAAAGATAATGTCATTTATTTCCGCGCCGCTAGTAACAGGGATAAGCCCCGCGCCGACACTCTCCCCGCCCTGTAAATCTGGTTTATTTAATGATGTTCGCCAACTCGATTTAAAAAGGCCAGTATCAACCGGACTTTTGTTTATTATGTTTTTACCCATACTGATCGTTGCTTGCTTGGCTATTTGTAATAATCGCGCCTCATAATCTTCCGTAATTTTCGCCAACCTAGTCAAACTTAAACCCTCAAACTTAGCTTTTTATAGATCGACACGCCATCTAAATCTAAAACCGTTTGAATGTCGATAACTCTAAAAGTCA